TTACCATTGGGCAAGCAAAGGGGCAAAAATCAATTCAAAACGGCATGGCATGGCCTGATTTGTTCATAGCAGAGGCAAGGGGCGGTTATTTCGGGCTGTTCATAGAATTGAAAGACGAGGGCGTTAAAGTGGTTAGCAAGTTAGGAAAACCGACAACGGAACACATCAAAGAACAAGCCGACTGCCATCTGCAACTTAGAAACAAGGATTATCTGGCCTTTTTCTGTTGTGGTTTTGAGCAGGCAAAAAAAATGATAGATCAGTATATGAGTTATGAACCTACTAAATACTAAACCATGCCAGGAATCACACCGATAGAAGCTGTTAACAGCATTTTACAGAATCAGTACAATCTAAGTATTGAAATCGTATGCCCGAAGAACCGAAAGAAGTACAACACGCTGCTAAGGCAAACGATACACGCCGTTCTTTACCGATATTCAGATTTGAGGCTTCAGGATATTGGCTTTGAATGTGGCAGGCGGGACCATGCAACGGTAACACATTCGGAAAAGGCTATCCGTATGGCTGAGGAGCTTTTCAGGGACAGGAACGTTAAAGACGAGGTGTTGAAAATATACCATGTGTTTGAGTTTAAGTATCTGGAAATGATGCGAACAAACGGATGCGAGTGTAAAAGGCGGGAACGGTCGTACTCGTATAGTTACAAAAGATATTAACAAAAGTTACAAACGGGGCTTTAGGTGTTAATTTTGGGGCATGGCAAATGTTGGCAGGCCCCTTTTATTTTCTACACCAGAAGATTTACAATCTGCTATTGATGAATATTTAACTGTTGGAGTGAAACAAAAGACCGTTATAGTAGGTAAAGGGGAGAACTTAAAAGAAGTCATTATACCCGTTCCAACAATATCAGGACTATGCTATTATTTGGGCTTTGAATCAAGACAGTCATTTTATGCCTATGAACAAAGACCTGAATTTTGTTACACTATAAAACGAGCAAGGTTATTTATTGAGCAAGAATATGAAGAGATGCTTGCTGTTGGTAATACAACGGGGGCAATATTCGCTTTAAAGAATTTTGGATGGACGGATAAAACAGAAGTAGAAAGCACCGGCGAAGTTCAACACAACGTAACATTCAAAATAATCGAATGATACGAAACACAGAAATACAATCTACCCGAATATTCAAGCTGAATCAGGCTGCAAAAACACGATTTGTGTTCAACCAAGGAGGAACCCGCAGCAGCAAAACTTTTTCCCTAATGCAGTTGGCTTGGCTTATCGCTTCGCAGGAGAACGGCAAAATAATTTCCATCGTATCCGAAACCATGCCGCACCTAAAGAAGGGTGCTATGCGAGATTTCTTCCAGTTCCTTACATCGTGCAACCTGTACGACCCTAAGGCACACAACAAGACGGATAACATTTACCGGGTAGGCACTTCGATCATTGAGTTCTTTTCAGCTGACAGTTCAGATAAGGTACACGGCCCAGGGCGGGACTATCTTTTTGTTAACGAGATCCAAAACCTTACCTACGAAACATTCTTTCATTTAGCACAGCGTACTAATATCCGGGTTTATGCTGATTATAATCCTACTCATAGCTTCTGGGTTTACCCTAATTTTATTAACGAGCCGGAATATGTATCCGACCTTACCTACATCCACAGCACTATATATGACAATCCATTCGTTTCTGATGCGATTAAAAAGGATGTTCTGATCCGTGCTGCAAAGGATAGCAATTACCGGAAGGTATATCTGGAAGGTGAACCTGGTACATTAGAGGGGCTTGTTTTTGAAACATTCAATATCATTGGCGGTATGCCTGAAGGGTTGAATTATGTGTATGGGTTAGACTTCGGTTATAGCAACGACCCGACCGCCTTAGTTCGTATTGCCATAAAAGGCGAAAACATATTTTTGGATGAGTGCATTTACCGGACGGGGTTAACTAATTCGGATATCGTGGCACTGTTCAAAGATCACAATATTAAGCCTGCTTATGATGAGATAATTGCGGATTCAGCGGAGCCGAAAAGTATAGAGGAAATTAAACGGGCTGGTTACAATATTAAGCCCGCTGTTAAAGGTGCTGACTCCATTACCAACGGGATAAGCCTTATAAAGCAATACAATATCAATATAACTCAAAGATCAACCAATATAATCAAAGAGTTTAGAAACTACGCCTGGGTAATGGATAAAAACGGGAACCCGACAAATAAGCCTTCAGATGTCTTTAACCATTCGCATGACGCAATTAGATATGGCGTTCAAGCCTTGGCAAAACCTATATTAGCTGATTATTTCCTATGAGAGTAGAACGCAAAGATATATTTAACAGTACAAAGCCTTTAGAGAATCGCTTTAATCAGATTCTTTATGCTTTTATAGCCAAAGGATCACCATTTGCATTGCCGGCTGACTACGAAACATACGTACGTGAGGGCTATGCTGGGAACGTGAATATTTATCCCGTTGTCCGTAAAATCGTTGATCCTTGCATAGGTGTGGAATGGGAGTTAAAAGATCGTAAGACAGAGGACACGGCTACAGATTTAACGCTTCTGCAATTACTGAAAACTCCCAACTCACACCAATCACTTAACGAATTTGTGGACGAGGCTTTGGTATGGAGGCTGGTAACAGGTAACAGGTATATCTATTGGATTGCACCTGAAACGGGACCGAATAGAGGAAAGCCAGCGGAACTGCATTTGTTACCCGCTTCACAAACGGAAATAATACAGGGCGATTGGCTCGACCCGGTACAGGCATACCGTATATTAATCGGTGACACTTGGAAGCAGTTACCCAAAGAAAATGTCATTCACGGCAAAAAGACTAATATAAAATATGATGCTGCGGGTTCACAGCTCTACGGTATGTCGCCGCTTGAAGCTGCATTGAAGGTAATGTCAGCAACGAATACGGGCTACGATCAGTTAGTTAAGAACTTTGAGAACGGCGGGCCGGATGTTGTCATAACTGAAACAGAAGCAGGGGCCGGGGGTGTTGAATATACCACAGAGCAAAGGGATTCCGTATGGGAAACATTCGTAAGGCGGTTCCGGGGTAAATCAAAGGAACGGTTTTTAATAAAGCGGAAGCCGGTAGAGATTCACGAAATAGGGAAAAGCCCTGTTGACTTGAATTTGATTGAGTTTATGAAGATGTCGCTTCGGGATTACTGTAATATCTACAACGTTCCGGTAGTGCTGTTAAATGATAATAGTTCTGCCACTTACAACAACGTAAAAGAGGCAACAAAAGCCCTTTGGAATAATGCTGTTATCCCTGAATTGGAATATCTGAAAGAGGACCTGAATAAAGTTGCAGCCGTTTACAATAAAGTTACCAATCAGGATTTGTATTTTGATTATTGCCTTGATGACATTCCAGAATTGCAAGAAGACAAAACGGCAATGGTTAACGGTTTGGCGGCTGCTTGGTGGTTGACCCCGAATGAGAAACGTGAAGCCATGGATTCAGAAAAGATCGAAACGGCGGAAATGAATGTAATTTATGCACCGATGGGAATTACACCGCTTACACAACTGAATGAACCGATAGACTTAGAAACAGAAACGCAGAAATGGTATGATGGAAATAAGGCTCAATATTGAAAAGATTATAAACGAGTGTAAATATACGCTTGTGTTGAGCTTGCAATTTGATGCAATTGAAAACGGAATACATTTGAATTAATTATGAACTACGCGTATAAAATAGAGGCACAACGGAAACGATTCTACGGGTCGGCACGCTCTATTATGCGTAAGGCTCTCAAATCATATACAGCGGCGTTAATGGTTGAAGTAAACAAGGCAACGACAACGCAGGAAATAATATTAGCCAGTGAAAAGGAGTTAAAGCCTGATGCTATCAGAAAGGCTATGTTAATGATTTACGGTAAAACGATTCCATACTTCGCTAATCAGGCGGTAAAGCAACTGAAACCGAAGAAAGCAACGCCGGACAATATCGAGGTTGATTACTGGCATGCTTATATCAAATCAAAGGTAGCCCCGAAGCTGGCAAATAGAATCACTTGGA